AATAAGGTTTCCGTCTTTGTCAAATATCTTATAGTCAATATCAAGCGGGTCAAGTTTTTTATACGACCCCAAGAATATATTTACAAACAATTCAATAGCTTTTTTCTCTCTTATTAAGTCTTGTTCTGTCTCAAAAATCGTCATCTTCAATTGATTTTTTAATTAATCTTAAGTCCATTATAATTATATTGATGTCTCGCTCAACTAATTTAAAATCTCTGTCAACCAAGTTCTCATATATGTTTGCCATCAGCATATGGTTCTCTCTCATTCTTAATGAGATTCTGAACCCCCTATTGTGCTCTGCTTGTTTTTTGTTGGTATCAAATTGAATCTTCAATTGATTTTGTTCTTTCATAATTATGCATATTATTCTTGTTGATAAAGCCCGTTAAACATTTTAATAATTTTTTTCTCAATTAATTTTTCATCTCCATTCCTTGTTTGTCGTTCAACTATTTTCATAATTGATTCTATCCTTCTAAATGAATCAATCATATCTGAAACATTTTTACGCTCTAATATTAATGTCTCGTTTTCTTTTGTAAGTTTCTCAATTTTTACAATCAAATCTGTTTCTTTAAGTTTATCAGAAATAAAAGGTTTGTCTTTTAAAAAAATATTTTTACACGTAATATATTTTTCAGCAAGACTAACATCGTGTTTTATTAAATGGTCTATCTGACTGATGTAATAGAGTATTGTGGTGTGGTCTTTTTTTAATGACCTTCCAATTGCACTAAATGTATGTCCTCTATCACGTAATATTTTTGCATAAATTAAACGAGCGTCAACAATGTTTCTCGTTCTACTGTTCTTCATTATGTTAATACTAAAAACATTATCAATTATATTCTTAAGTGTTTCCGTTTCTTGCTCTTGGGTTTCCATTATATTTAATTTGATTTAGGTTTGTATATTTCTGTTTTTACTCCGTGTTTTTCCAATTCTTTTAATCTAAACTCCTGCAACTTACTGACTTTGCCATTTGGTCCTTTGACTTCAACAAATAAAACATCAGAGTTGGGAGGTATAGCTATTAGGTCAGGTATTCCATTCTTATTGGTATTTACCAACTTTATTACATAGTATCCCTGAGCCTCAAGTTCCTTTATCTTTTTAGTCTGTATCTGTTGCTCACGCATTTAATTTGGTTAATGATTAAACAATTTTGTATGTTCCATTAATTCCTTCTAAGATGGTAGTTTAAATACAGTGATTTATATGGATAGAAATATCCACCATAATACATTCATTAATAGCCAAAACGCCCATAATAGTAGTTTTTTCATAACTATTTTTTTGTTGATTTACCATTGTGACCATTCCTTGCCCTGTTTGATTTCATATTCTCCTTTACCACGCCCCCAATCTTGGTGTGGCTCATATCTAACCTATCTTGGTTCCCATAGGTGTCGGCATCTCTGTTTGCTTTATTGAGTGAAACTCTATAGTTCTTTCTTTTCTCAGTAGCTTGATACTTTGTATCGTATGCTAACTTTCTCTTTTTACTTTCATCTGACATTCCTAATTTGTCATAAGATGGGTGCTTGCCTGCTAACTTGTTTTTCATAATTTATTATTAAAAATTCTACGAATAATATATCCTCTTGCAAAAGATAATACAAAAAAAACAAAGGTAATTATTAAATTCTGATTAAACGTGACAGATATATTTAATATGGGGTAAATAATCATCTGTGCAATAATTGATATTAGCAACCCAACTACAACATTTGTAATTGATTCTAATGCTGAATGTTTTTTTGATTGCTTCATAAATAAAAATCTTTTTTAAAATGGTTAATAGTATAGTCTTTCTTTTTTGTTACAGCTTTGTAGATGTCTTTCTCAATACCACCTTTGCTGAATATCCAATACACATTGTTCTCAAGCCTATCCTTGGTAGTCATCCTGTCTTTACTCTGCCAATAACTTGTAGCACTGAAGTCTATGTTGTAGTAAACTAAGTAGTCAGCCTTATTCAAAGAGATGCCTTCTCTACCCGTTACAATTTGTAACGCTATGGACTTACTTGTGTCTTCAAAGACAGATAGTTCAGTGGTTAAGTCGTCTCCAAAAACTTCCTTCAACGCTTTCAACTCCTCCTTGAATTTATAGAAGATTCCAATTTTGCACCCTTCAAAATGTTTTTTTATAAACTCAGCCTTGCTTAAGTCAACTATCATCGAATTGCCGCTCTCAAACTTTATTGTCCCTGAGAAAAGTTGGTGCATCTTCATCATTAACTTTACAGGCGTGTCTCCTAAGATTGTTTCGCTCTTCCCTTCTACAACCAAATTTTTCTTAAGCATTGCAATTAACTTGTACGTTGACTCCTTTAACTCAACCTCAAGTATCTCCTCTGTAGTCTCTGCGTTGAATCCTGCCTCTTTCTGTGTGTAGTTGATGGTATATGGCTTCATAGATTCTACGATTGATTCTAAGCCATTAGAATAGTCATTCATCAATAACCCATTTATCTTCCTCTGCTTTACTTTTACAAACTTATCTGCAAACCGATAAAAGTTTGAGAACTCTTTGAACGGATTCCCTGCAATTGCATAAACCTGATGGTACATTTGAGAGTAAGACTCAGGTGTTGGTGTCCCTGAAAGAAAGATAACCATTGGCTTAATCTTTTTTATAAGGCTACCAACTAACTCTGCACGTTGGCTTGGCTTTGGGAACGCTCCCATTGAGTGAGCCTCATCGCAAATTATTATATCCCATATGCAGTCATCCATTACAATGTGAAGACTTTCATAATTGATTACGGTCATCTTGTATTCGGGATTCATCATTGCATAATCATTTTCTATAGAACTGATTGCTTTCTTTTTTGTGATAAACAAAACATTCTTAGGGTACATATGCTCAGCAATTCCAAGACTCGTAAGGGTCTTGCCTGTACGCACTTCCATTGCTAAGTATAGGAACCTATGCTCTCTAAGTATCCGAACTCCTTTCTGAATAATCTGCTCTTGATAATCTCTGTATGTGAATTTTCTTTCCATTTGATTTTCGTATAGTTTTTTATAGTATTCGCAGCTATTAAATAGTCTATCTAATACCTCAGGTTCTGTGTAATACTTTGGAACCATACTTATCTCAATAGCCTTACCTCTGCCTACTTTTGTTTCTTTTGTTTTTGTAACAATATCCTTAAGCAACTCGCATTGCTTCCACATAGATAAGTTGCTGTAAGAAAGTGTTCTTGTTAATATGTCCATCATCCCCTTAATCGTTTAATACATTTAGAACAATACATTGGAATGGTATAGGTGTCTATCTCAGGGTAGTCACACTCACAATCATTTAATTTAGGAGACCCATCATAGTTGTAGTTTTCTTGAATATATTCTTTCAACTCAGCACAATACTCAAACATTTCGTATTGCTGAAAGTATGATATTATAAACTCAATGTTTCTCGCTTCAATGTCTTCGTAAGGTAGATGTGCGAATACGCCTATTCCTGCATCAATGATTTCATCATACGTAGCTTTACCTGTAATTAGATTAAATGAATTAAGCATCCCTACGTGTATTGCTTGGTCTCTATTCATAATCTAATTGATTTTGATGTTCAGAATCTTGTTTCTTCTTTATAATTATCCAACGTCCTGCTTGGTCTCTTCCCTCCTCAGGCATTGTATTCTCCTTGTATATGGCATAAGATACTAACCATTTGTAGAATTTTGTTCTGCTTATACTCATTCTACCTCTCGGAGAGTAGTCAGGATATTCCTCAATGAAATTAAAATACAATTCATTTTTGTATAAGCGAACTCCTGTGTCAAGTGAATTAGTTCTGTCCTGACCTTCAACTAATCCACACCATTCAATAAACTCGTGGCAAGACTCTGCTGATAGCTGACGTATCTTAAGGTTAACAAACTTAGATTTAACTAATCCTGTGTTCAGATAATTCTTCAAACAAAAAATCATATAGTTATCAAACTCGCACCAATCATCATCATTCCAATCTCCAAACATTAACTTACCAAACTCATCAAGTGGTGTAAAGTTTTTATTATAGTATTGGTGTAATTCCAATTCCCACTTACGTCTTGCGAATGAATTACCTGCACCCTTGATAGCGTAGTTCGTAGTGATGGCTATCTTCGGAGACTTTGAGAAAGGTATCTTGATAGCATCCTTATTCTTCTTCTCAAGCGTTAGACCCTCAGTAACAACTGAGAACAAACGCTCGAAGTCAAAATGTTTCTTAACGTCATCAAAGCAAAGTATCTGAGTGTCTGCTGATACCAACTGATAGGCGAAAGACCTCTCGAACATAAACGACTTACCATCTATTACCACTAACTTCTTCATCTTGCTAAGGGCATTCATTAAAAGACCCTTACCTGTACCACCCTCAGGATTATCGCTGATAACCTCATCATTAAGTATTACTGCAGGGCAGAACGATAGGTTCTTATATCCGTGCATTAAGAAACCTAATGTACTCTCCATAGCTTTTACTCTATTCTCATCTGAGCCATTAATGTTAGATATGAATTTCTTAAAGTCGCATTTCTCTGTAACCGAACAGATATTAAAGTTCCTATTTATAACGTGGTCTTTCCAAACGTATCCTCCAAGGTCTAAATAATCTATTGGTACAATGTCATTCTTACTAATCTTAACTGCACAATTTAGGTAGTACAAGTATGCTGAGTACTTATTATCTTCGATAAAATAAATATCAATAGTAGATAGCATTGATAAAAATTCTTCCTTAAAGAATCTTGTGTTGTCAGCAAAGTAATTGTAAACACTAATGTCATCCAACTCTAAAAGATATGTAAGAATAAAGTCTTTGATTTCCTTCTCTGATGTATGGTCAATTAAGTTATTAGTAACCTTTACAAAAACATAATTCCTGCTACCTTCAGGACAGAATTTGTAAAAGCCATTATCCTCAAGAAACTGCTTAAATAAAATGTGTACTATTCTGATTACCCCTCTGTCATTCTTATCCCAAAATGTCTGCTTAGCATTATCCTCCTCAACTTTGCTTAGCACTGAGTCGATTGTATCTGAGTCCAAATTGCTGTCCAATAACTGCATCTTGATTTCTTTCCTTGAAACTCCTCGTCTTAATTTTCCTTTTATCTGATTGATACGCTCCTCGTCCTCGTAATACTTAGTGCCAAAGTTTACTATGTTCTTATACGCTGAATCAATTGTGATTGCAATTTCTTTTATTGAGAAGTCTGCTGTAGCATACTGATTTAAAACATAAGAAGCAAGGCTCTTGTTTACTCCGAAGTCATTGAACGCCATTGCGAGAATGTATGCGTTATGATTTCTCTGCCCCTCGGTCATTGGGTATTTGCTGTGCCACCATTTAACAAGGATGTCCACTATCTTATTCTCGTCTGTGATAGGGATTGTAGGCTTGTCTCTGTTCTTACTTACCTCAGTGTACTCTGCCTCCTCAATCGTATCCCAAATAGAAGAATTTTCGTTTATAAAGATTAGTGGGTCGTAAGACTCGTAGCATACTCTACTAATGTTCTTGCTTGTCTTATCAAAGTACGCTGAATTAAAATGCTTATCAAGGCTATTAAAATAATTCGTATGGTTCTCAGCGTCCTCAGGTATCTTAACCAACACCTTTAGTCCGTTGCCTGATGGCGAAATGAATATACTATAAACGTATTTGTTTTTTGATATGGTCTCCTTGTCTTGTAGAAGTTCTTTTTGTTTTTGGTATCCGTCAAAGTCCAAACATATAAGTCCTGAGTGTTGAGATAATGAATTGTCTGCTCTCTTTGTAAACTGACCGCTAAAGCATATTGCAGGTAATTGCTTTTTAAGTTCGTTTCTTTCTGATTTATTCTTCTCTAACCTTATCTTCTTAACCAACTCCTTAGTCGCTCCTTCCTTAATACGTTCGAGTATCTTATTGACAGGACGATAGAACGGAGTGTCCGTGTCTCGTATAGTTTGAAAGATTGTTACATTAGATGTCATAATGATGTCGTTTTATGTTAGATTTTATTTAATTAACTTATTGATAATCAGTATTAATGTCTTTTATGTCGATTTTAACTCTAAATTATAGTCAAGAAAATAATAAAGAACAGAATATATATATATAGAAATAGTAGAACTGATTATTTTTGGCATTTTCGTCATAGACGAAGGATAAAAATAGGGTAGCCTAAACTACCCTATTGTATTAGATTAAAAAGATAGGCTTAGAATGGTAAGCCCCCATCTTCGTCTTCGGTTTTAGCTACAGGCTCAGCTTTTTTTTTAGCAGGAGTCGGAGCGTCTTCCGGTTTATTCTTAGGCTCAAAGGTATCCAATTCAACATAATAATTGCCACTTCGTGCAGTTTTTATATTAAGGTTTACCCAACCCTTTTTTTCATTCTCCTTGATGAAACCGATTGCTTCATCAACTTTTAATGAAAGTCTTCCGACAACAAAGTCGGGTGCGTTTTCGCTTCTCTTGAAACTGAAACCGTCTGCAAAGATTTTTTCATCTTGTGCCATAGTAAATTGTTTTATTTTTTGCCTCAGTCTATTTTTACAAACTACCAACTTCTGAGGCTAAGTCAATAGGTTGGTTTTATTTTTAACAAGGGCTTTAACGCAATTAAGTAATAAAAAAGACAACATAAACTGCGTAAAGCCCGATGTTAAAACAACCGCAGTTGTGATTTAAAGTCATTAAAACGCTTTTCTTGTTTATCATAATATTCTTGGTCTATCTCAAATCCTACAAAGTTGAACCCGCCTTTATACGCTGCAATCCTACTGCTTCCACTTCCTAAATGGGTATCTAAAATATTCATTCCACTTTTAGCGTAGTTTTTCAAAAGCCAATCGTACAAATAAACAGGTTTTTGGGTTGGATGTATTTTACCACCATCTGCTTTTCTTGTTGCCATTACTTTATGTATAGAGTGTTTGCATATTTTAGCAGGTTTTTTTACGTTAGTCCAAGCATATTCAGCAGTTGCAAAATTGTCAACGGTTTGCTCTTTATCCCATACTATAAAATATTCAGTTGTTGGTAATATAAAGTTGTTTGCACCCCAAATAATTTGATTTTTTGATACTCTAAAAAGTTCTTCAAAATATTCAGGAGTTGGCTTAATATCCCATTCTAACCCATTTTTTGCTTTGTCTGTATTATCAAATCTTAATGAGCCTTTTTTAAACCTTTCAATCCCATAAGGAGGGTCAACTATTGCCAAATCAAAATGGTTATCTGCATAGCGTTTTAATGCCGTTACACAATCTTCTAAATAAACCTCCGACAAAAGCACTGATGGTAACAAGTGCTTTGCTAAAGCGGGGGTTTCCGTTTTCAAAGGAACATTATCGTTAAATATATCTTTCATATTTTTTGTTTTAAGTTAACAAAGTTTAAATCCTGACTTAATTCACACCCTAAACAAAACCAAGACGTTTGAAACCAAGCCCCACTTTTTTTCTCGGGTTTAAAATTAAAGCGTTTATTTGGTATCAGCACTTGAATACCATTCTTATTAAACATTTTACCTCTTTCAATTCCTTCAAGCGAAGTCAAAGGAAGTAAAAACATAAAAGGTTTTTTTAATTCATATGCTCGTTTCAAAAATTTATCTTTCTTTGAGTAAGGTGGGTTTGTAATTATCATATCGTATTGTTCAGGTTCGTAATAAAAAAAATCTTTGCCATCTTCAATATGTGAAGTAATTACATTGTACCCTGCTTTTCTCAAAATAGATACAATTTTACTTTCATTAATTGCGGTACACTCCCAAATAGTTTTTACATCCTTTGGGATATGTTTAATAATCATTTCAACCGCCTCATCAGGTGTGTATAATTCATCAAACGCACCTCTTTTGCTAAAATCTTTTTTTTGTTGTAATAAACTCATATTTTTTGTTTTAAAATAGCATCTCGTCTATGTAATAATTATCAATGTCATCTGTTGGTGTTTCTCCAAAGTATTTTTTAAATATCTCCATAGCACGAACAACCTTAGCTTCTCCTACCTTTACAAACTCCTCAGTAGGTCTGAAGATTCCAAGTTGCCCTGTGCCCTTGTCAATTACGTAAAAAACTAAAGGTATCCCAAAAAGCATTTGGTAGATGTAAGCCTGACTATCATAATTGTAACTCTTAGCCGACCACTTGAACTTCTGAATGTCAGATGTAGTCTTAAGGTCAATGATAAATTTCTCCCCAACGATGTCAGCCTTCCCTTTCCATTGCATACCAAATAACTCTGTTACAGCAGGAACCTCATACCGATTGCCCTCTGCATAGATGTCGTCATAGAATTGTATGTTAGCTGTCATAATCTTTACAAGCCTCTCAATCTCTTCTTTCTCCTTAGTAAGCATTACAAAAGGTAAATTATGAGTCTCACAATAAGACTTATACTCCTTTGTTGTCCGAGTGCTCACGTCAACTGATGGGACGAACTGAGCCTTGTCTTTCTCAATTAACAACTGATGGAAATATCTACCCTCTGCAAAACTCTTATTGTCTTCTCGAGGCTTTCTAAAGTCCTTAGGATTGCTTAATAAAATACCTATATCTGAATTTGATAAATAATCTTTACCAATACCATTATAATACTCTTTGTCGCTTTTAAGTAACTCAATTATGTCTGCCATATTATTCTTCTGTTTTAATAATGTTAGCTAATTCTTTTTTAAGTGCAGGGCTGATGGTGTACTTACGATTAAGTTGTAGCCCAATTTTCTCAAGCCCCAAAGATTTGTTAGCTTGAATATACTTCACAACATTATTCCAATTCTCAGAATCTTTCTTTAAAGTGATTTTGTCAGACTCTTCTTTTTGCTCAGGCTTAACAGGTGCTTTAGGCATAACAACCTCAGATTTCTCTGCCTCAGGTAAGTCCTCTCCTGCATAGATGTATATTCCTAAGCCGAACATAGCCAAGTTCTTTACCAAGCAACGCATTATGGTCTTGTTGATGTCGAACGTAGTCGCTGCCTCAACACTCTTGTCTCCATAGCGTGTAGTATAGGTGTAAGACTTCTTAAGCATACTCTTATTTGCTCCGTCCATTACAGGCAACCACATTTCCAACGTCTCTCCTTCAATGGTCACTGATGTGTGACACATAAACCCAAGGGATTCATCGTAGTCTGTATCTCCGATTTTGTACGTAGCGTCAGGGCACGCTCTTTTTGTTTCACTCCAAGCCCAAGCCCAAGATAAGTAACTTAGGTCTTTTTTCTTTTCAACGTGGTCGTTCACATTGATGGCGGATAGCCTCTCAAAAACTCTTTTCTTTGATTCCATTTGATTTGATTTATGATGTTAATGATTAAATGAATACTGCTTTCTCGAACTCTTTTACGATTGATACGTAGTCGGCATCTATTTTTAGCCGTTCCTCGATTACTCCTATTCCGTGGATTACTGACGAGTGCTGAATGTTATAACCTGAATCGGTCATATACTTCTGAATATAATTGATTCGCATTGGTCTCTTTGAGCATAGGTAATATAACAAGTGCCTTGCATCTACCAACTCTCTCTTTTTTGATTTTGAAAATAGGTCGTCTTTATTTATACTAAATAAGTCCACCACCCTTTCTACATACTGATTAAACACGTCCTGTTTCATTTGATTTGATTTTAGTAAAGAACAAAGATAGTTAATTAGTTTAAACTTTGTTCAATTTGTTAGTAATTATTTTTGTTTCTTATCCCCAAAATAAGTCTAAGTTCTTATCCCATAGATTTTTCTCAATGGCATCAAGCGTTTTACCTGATACTTTTGAATCAAGAAAGAACTCTCCTGATTTTAATAATTGGATATAGATTCCTCCAAAGTACATTACGATGTCTGTGCAGTCTACGTGAAGATTCTCGTCAGGATTGTGAGCCTCGAATGATTTCCTGTCAACGAACCTGCCTGAGTCTTGCCACTCGTCATAAGTAATAGTACCTTTGTCGTTTACTTTAGATAGCTTAACCAAAAGGTAAGCGTCTTTGTATGTCTTTAAACTCTCTTTTTTTAAGTGCTGTTTGATTAGTCCCATTTGATTTGATTTTGTTAATTGTTAATTTGATTAAATTTCGTACAAATATAGTGCATTAGATTGACACCTCCAAATTTATTTACAAAAAGATAGGTCATCGTATCTAACGTAAATGAATCCGTTGTGCTGTAGCTTATCTGCCAACTCCCAACTTTCTTTTGTAACAAAGTCAAGTTTCTTATTTTCGTGTTCATCTCCAACCTCAATACATATTGAGTGCTGTTCACTTACAGGAAAAGATGTGTCAAGTGCATACCTGAGTTCAGCCTCATCTAAAATTGGCATTCTAAATGTCTTCTCTTCTTTCTTCCAAACGTGAAACAATTCAAACGCTTGTGAACTGAAAATTTTCTCTGCTCTGTCAGTTACGTCCAACCATACAAAGCCTTCTTGTGATTTTATTAGCATAATTATGTTTTTAATTTAGTTAACGAATATAACAATTTATCCGAAGATTACCTCCCCAAAAGCCATATACTGCAACCATACATCGCTACTTGAAGCATCTCCGCTCCCATCTATTTCATTATCAAAAGCCCACTTACTTTCTGTAGAAAGTTTATGTAGTCTCTCAGGCATTGTCTTCATACTGATTACGCCCAACTCCTCGTCCTCGTCCTCCGCATCGTTGATTCCAACCTCAACTCCGTGGTCTATTATTGCCTTTGATATTGCTATGCTCAGGTAAGGCTCAACGCTCTTAGGCACTGCCTTCCTTATTGCATTCACTGATTTTTCAGGTAAAAAATACCAATAATTACTGCCACCCTCAAGGGCTGTAACAAAAACGTCTTCGATAACTTGACGTGGGATTTCTGTGTTTATAACTATCATAATTTATATATTTGTTTCGGTTAATGATTCGGTTAATGATTTTGATTCTCCAACAATTCCGATAGCCAACCATATCTGCTCCATTGTAGCATCATTGGTCAACGCATCGTCAAGCACGTCCTGAGCCTCCTCATCTGTGCATCGAAACATTCCTTTCACGTCATCAACGTGCCATAGGTTTCGAATAAAATACCCTTGCTCTTCAAGGATTTTTTTTGCTTCTTCTATTTTATTTTTCATTTTCTTATGTTTTTAATTAAAAAAAATATGTTAACTGCTATGAACACTACCAAAAATAAAGGTACTGCTATTAGAAAAAAATAAAGTATATCGAGTGTCTTTAAAGACACTGATTTTATTTTCTGATTCATATCGATTATTTATTTAGAGTCAACAGATACCATTACAACTACAGAATCATCCAATTTAGAAAGTCCCATCTCGAACTCTTCAGCCATCTCCTCGAAGTCATAAACTTTCTTATTGTTGTCGTCCTCGTAGTAACAGATAGGCACATTGATACTATTACCCTCTATACTCTCTGATACGTACACGTTTAAAGGTATCAAGTCGAACTCCTCCTCCGTTTCTTTCAAAAAGTCATCATCAGTAATATAATCCATTCTTCTACTCTCGTTATGTTCATCCAACCATTCTAAAAAGTGATTACGATTCTCAACTATAACCTCTAATTTTTGTTTGTCCCCGTTCCCGTAAGTGTCGTTGTATTTTACAACATAAAGTGTCTTTGTCATTTTGATTTGATTTAGATTGTTAATAATTATATAGTTATTGTTTCAAATTCATTATAATGCTCAATAGTGTGATTAGGAAAACGATTTTTTAATGCACTTACTAAGGAGTCATTATCGTAATAGTCATCGCTCTCTCCGTCACGCTCCGCCATTACAATTGGATTGATTACCTCTACAACGTCTTCAACTTTTAAAGTTGTTAAAATAAAAAAGTCTTCTTCGCTGTAGGCTGTCGTGTTGATTTTAAATACGTTCATTTTTTTTTGATTTAGATTGTTAAAATTATTGTTTATAAAATACTGCATATTTGCTACACATATTACCACCGCATACCTCTGCAATTATAAAATTCTCACTGCTGTAGTGTTCAAAAGGTTTGTCCATTAAACAATATAAACGTGCCGCCTCAGGTACGTCATCCGATACGTTGAACGGATGATGTAATTCGTTGTTGATAAACTTATTACCCTTATCAATTTGGTATTGGTAGTTTGTATTCCAAGGCTTTACGCCTGAATTAAAATAAAATGTTCTCATTGTAATTTTTATTTAATTATGATTAATGAATTGTTGAAGTCCTCAGGACGTACCACTACAAAGTGATTTGGTCTGTATGTCCCTGCTGTATCTGATTCCATCCTTCTTGATGGTATTCCTGAACCCTGTAGCTTTAACTCAATTGCGTCCAAGTCGGTTTGTGCATTAGTGTGATAAATAGCATACACAGGCTTGCTATATCCTGCACTCATCCATTCGCTTGTGATGTCGAATATAACCTCAGGCTCTGTCTCCTCTACAACCTCTGCAGCCTCTGTAGAACCCCAATAGTTGCTGAACGTACCCACGTTTACCCATCCACCATCCCAAGCATTCCCATTCAAGTACAAAGTTCCACGATGACTATGAATACGAACTCCTGTCAACCCATTTAACCTTTCTTTCGTTGTCCTACTATCCCATCCCGCATTACTTATCCAAAGCCCATCATTACGCCATTCGGCTATTTTGTTATTGTGTAACCATATACTCATACCATCTGTACGAGTGTTGTTAACTTTTAGTGCCACTCGTCTCTCGAACGCTAACACAATTTTCTCTGTAATTTGTCTCATTTTTTTAAATTTAATTTGATTTAAAAATAGTCTCTTAATTATTTACAAGTCCATACCGCAACCTCACTCTCAGTGAACCAAGCACCACAACCACAGCAGTGGTAATTTGCGAACGCATCGTGCTCAAGGTCGTGGTAGCAGTCAATACATATAGGCTTCTCGTCAATGATGTCGAACTCTTTTGCACTAATCGTTTCACGTGGATAAAAGTCGCCCTCGTCATTGCTAAAGAAGTCCTCAAAATACGTTGTACGTTGCATAGGCTTCTGCTCCTGATTCGGCTTATACGTAGGCTTCTCAGTAGGCTTCTCGTATTCCCACCAAATTTTATTCGGCTTATACACTTGCGTGTATTTTTTATGCAACACACTATCATCTTTTACTTTCTCCCTGATGTTGAAGTAAACCCAACAAGTAACATTTTTACCTTTTACACTTATCGGTATCTGTCTACGTTGGTACCAATTCGGATGTCCCTCAAGATTGTCCAACTCTCTCAACTTTGAGTCACTCACAGCGAACACGTCCACCTCCACATTGTACCCTCTGTCCACCTCGTCAACAAGGTAGGGCAGTCCGTTGATTAATAAAGGATACTTATTTAATGTTTTTCCGTTTCCCAAGTGCTTAGCATTATTTAAGTAAGCCCAATAATTGTGGTATCCTTTCTTAAGTGTGCCATACACAGCAACCAAGTTGTCCTCAAGGACGTTGTCTTTACTATACCATATTCCATCCCTGATTGTCCACAGATGTTTGTTATACATTTGAAAAGTCCTGTTACGTGTGTTGATGGTAACGAAACGGCAGTCATACTTTGATAACTCTTTTTTCCACGTGTGACGTGCAACCTTGCCGATGTTTTGAGCCAAAACTTTTGAGTCACAAGTCTCGTTGTTGCCAAGCCCCTTGATTGTGCCATTCATCATAAGCCACTCATTCTCATTCTCTCCGCACTTAAATGGATGTGTATTGCTTTTACAGATTACCCCGATGGTCGCATATCTAAAGTGAGCAATAAATGGTCTCTCTGTCTCCAACTTTTTAAACTCTGCTGATTTGTGATACGTAACCTCGAACGTATCGAGCCATATTATACCAAGCCCATCGGGATTGATACGTGCTGAATTTTTTGCAACGTCTTTAGGCAGTTGCATACCTTTTTGTTTGATAATGATTACACACATAGTGATTTGATTTGATTTGTGAGCAGTGTCTTTAAAGACACAGAACTCTGTTAATGAACTGATAATGAACAAAGGTAGAACGATATTTCGACACTACCAAATTTATTTTTATTTTTTGTTTACTTTTATCTTCCTCCTGTCTATGTTTGGTATATCAAAAGCCATCCTCCAATATATTTTATCAAAGGCGTGCCACTTCGTGCAGGCTGATACATAGCAGTAAAATTCACTCCCATACTTTATCTCGAATATATATTCTGCTTCCATCTTGTTTAAAAATTAAAAATTGATTCATAAATTTTATCGCCTAACAAGGCAACGATTAAAATGATTGCGATTGTGATTAGGTCTTTTGTTGATTGTTTCATAATTGATTTTTTAAGTTATTAAATAGTTCAACCTCGATACCAATTTCAAGTCCGCACTCTTGTGCATCATTGATTTGTGCATACGACTCAATAAGGCTCTCGCTACCATCGTTATGCAGTACATAAAGGTCAAAATTGCCTGATTGATAAATTTCTTTTGCTTTGTTGGTTACTAATAACCATACGAAGCCATTTACGATTTTTGTGCTCATTTTGATTTGATTTAAAAGATTAAGAATTGATACGTCTTACCATTTTGCCCCAACTTTCATTGCCTTTGCAACCATACCCACTTGTTCTGCAAGAAGATAAAATTGTTGCTAAAATAATTACCACGAAAATTGCTGTTTTTGTCTGTTTCATTTTTGTTGTTTTAATTGGTTAGTGGTGCTCGTAGACTCGAACCACGATGTTTGCCTATGCACCTGTTTGCTTGCCCTCCTCTTACACTATCATACCCTGAGGGACTGAGCCCCTCCTTATTGGAGGAACTCAGTTATATCTTGATGCAACGTCCCATCTAATATGAATTTTCTAAAGTGCTTGCTTAGTCTTATTACCTCCTCACACTTATCAACGTCTCCATTATACATACTTAATACTATAGGCTTGACAATTTTCATAAGTGACTCGTGACTCCCATTAGGTTTGTTTATGCTAAAGTTAATAACCTCGTAAAACAATTCATATCTCCTCATCATTTGTTTTACGCTCTCGAATCTTGATGGCACCCTAAATTCTAAGCAGTCACGTTTTACTAAAGCAGTTTGATATTTGCAGTGTATCTCATTGCTCCTGTATTCATAACAACCTGTCCACGAATCAATTTCGCTCTCGTCTATACCCTGCAGTCTTCTATTTGAACCGCAATACTTTGTATTTAAGCGTTTTCTAAATAGGCTTAGAATTATACCTGTATTTAATCTCATTGCCTCTCTAATTTCATCCCCTGTCATCCCCTCAACACCAATTGTTATATGTCCTCCACAACGCTTATCCGATGGGCTGAATCTGTCATCTATAATTTTCTCCGCCTTGTGCATCATATCAAAAACTTTTGTCCTCCATTTTCCTGCCGGTAATAAGGGTAAAATATGCGTTACCGCCTCATAACCACAACTCCCATCTCTCTCTAATTTGCAAAATAATTCGTATTCTTTTACCGCTCCTCTACTTAGTTGGTTTTTTTCCACCTCCATCCCTATAGTGAATTTTGATTCATATTCGGAGCCGTCAAATTTTATAACTTTACGTTGCTCATTTTTTTTAAGCCCAAAAATATCAACTTTATGCTTTGTTTTATTTAAAGATAGAGGAGCTAAGGTTCTAATTAAACGATAGTCGTGGTAATTTTGAACTATCCCTCTCTCTCTCGTCCCTGTAGTTGTGTAAGTTATTCCTGTAGTATTCATATTATTTTTTTTAGTGGTTTAAAAATGTGTCTTTAAAGACAGATTATTATTGTATTTGTGACATTAAGAATAAAATTGCTTTTTCAATTTCTGTTATGCTATTAGTGGTTTTTACCACTCCTGCAGCATCTATTCTCACTGATACGTTGCCTGCATCTGTTTTATAAGTTAGCGTGAAAATTGTTTCCGTCCTTACCTCTACTTGTGCCTCTGTAGTCTCTTCTCCTTCTCCCCATCCTTCTTCTCCACTTGCTTCGCTCTCTGTCTCCACCTGCTTTGCAAATTTTAATAAGCCCTCTAAAGTTCTGTTAGGCTCTTGTCCTGCTTGCTCTACCTCTTCACACTTAGTTTTAAAAGTATTAATTACCTCTTCTTGTAGTGCTCCTGCTTTACGCACCTTACAAAAGTAGCTGTTCTTCCATCCGAAAACTTTTTGAGCGAACTCCTCCATCGTCCACGTTATGCCCTCCTCACTACATTTTGCTTTGCCCTCCTCACTACTAAACCACGTTGCAGCACTCAATACTATTTTAGATAATTGTAACGTGCTGTCAAATTTTTTCTTTTGTCCATTGCTTAGCGTACGTTGTAGGCTTCTAACCTCTGTTAGCTGTAGGGCTGTTTTAATTTCAGCCCTGTTTAAAAAAGCAGTTTCGATACTTAGTAAATTTGTCATTTTGTTTGTTTTTTAAATGTTTAAAAAAAGTTTAATATGTATTACTCGTTGTTTCCTCGTTCAATTATTACACAATATAGGCTTATTACTTTTACATTTCCAAATTAATCTTTTCCACAATTCAATATCAATTATGTTAATAACTCCTCAAACGTAGCAACGGCAAGGCTCTCAGGCTCACAATTCCCCTAAAATTATTTTTTAAAAAAGCATACAGGGGGAGGTTAACCCCTCCCTTAAAGTGTCTTTGAAGACAAAATGAATAACTTTTTTTCGTTTCGTTTATTCGTTGTCGTTAGTTCGTTTATTGCTGCAAGTAATATGCAGGTGGTAGGCGTACACAACAACAAAAGATGGAGGAGGAGCCAACGCCAAACGGCAAAGGTCGGGGGCTATGCTTACCAATGTGCCGTAGGCGGTGGCGGTGGTAGGCGGTAGCACCATTTCCCAAAAAATCCTACGGAAGCCGACCAATTTAGCACCCCCCCCTATCTTTTTTTATCGGGTTTCTGTAGGCGGTCCGACAACGTGCTATGGGGTATAACCCCAATACTACGGGTATCTCGATATAAAAAAAACATTATCTTTGTTGCGTACAATTTAAAACACATAATTATGTTACGTAAGAAAGCAGATTTATCAAACAGCATTTATCAGCAGGAGGGTTCGGGTTACGGGTTAACTCAGAAGGATGGTATGTTAATTAATAATCGTCCTGATGGGATAACAGGTATTCAGCAACTTGCTCAATTAAAGAAATCGGTTAGGCGTGCTGAAAAGATTTCCACTTATTCTGAGGCAATAATGCTTGGCAACCGTATGGAAGATATGGGAGAGTCTTGTGATTAGTCCTTAACACAGGTACTTTAATTAAGGGATTCTTTTTAGTTTCCCTTCTTTTTTGTCTTTTTTTTCAATATCGACATTATTTATGTTAGTTTTTATGTCGATTTTAGATAGATAACTAATTAATAATCAATAGTAATGTCGAAAATGTCGATTTAGAAGTCAAAAGTTTATGGGAAAAATATTATATAAAGGAGGAGAGAGAGAGAGAGAGTAGGGAAATTTTATTTTCGACATATCGACATTTTATTAGTAACTAAGTTTTTTTGTACTATCTTTGCACCGAACAATAAAATCTAATTAAATGGACTTCAAAACAGACACAAGTTACCTTCCTAAGGACCTACAATTTGGTCAAACAGGCAGAAAGAAATTAATTGATGGTGTATTAAAAATGTCACGTGCGGTAAAGAGTACTTTGGGACCATCGGGGAATACGGTATTGATTGAGTCTCCTCATCACACTCACGGTATAACTGTTACTAAGGATGGTGTTACTGTTGCAAAGTCGGTAGACTTAATAGACCCTGTAGAGAACCTTGCGGTTAAGATGATGAAGGAAGCTGCGGATAGGACAGCTACTGCTGCGGGGGATGGGACTACTACAGCTATTGTTTTAACGGAGGCTTTGGTACTTTCAGCACAAGAGCATATTAAGGACAGCCATAATCGTACGGAGGTGTTGAGACATATGGTGGACATATCGGGAAAGGTGGTGGACAAGTTGCGTAAGAAATCAAAGAAGGTTACGAGTACGATGTTGGTTGATGTAGCGAGTCTATCGGCAAATAACGATAGGGAGACGGGACGTATTATTGCTGAGGTTTATAAGGACGTGGGGAAGAATGGTATTGTTACTGTTGAGAAGAGTCAGAACGCTGAGACGTATGCCGAGACAACAATGGGGTTGAAGTTTGACAGGGGTTATATGAGCCCGATGTTTATCAACGATGCGAAGAAGGACGAGTGTGTCTTTGAGGACACTATGGTATTGGTTGCTGATATGGAGATTGCAAATGTTTTGCAGTTAGAGAATGTGTTGAAACCAATCATTAGTGAAGGCAAGAAGTTGTTAATCATCTCTCCGTGTAATACGAATGTTATTAATACTTTGGCAGCGAATGTTGTAAAAGGAAATTTAAAAATATGCATTGTGGCTCCGCCAAACTTTGGGTACAAGCAGCACGAGATTATGCAAGATATTGCTATCAGTGTTGGGGCGACATATTTTAGTGAGAAGACAGGGGACGATTTGAGTCATATCAATTATGGCGACCTTGGTCACGCATCAAAAGTAATTGTGAGCAAAGACAAGACTGTTATCATAAAGTCTGACTTGAAGTTAGACCAAACGGCAGTAGACGATAGAGTAAAACAATTGTGGGACGCTCACGCTCAATCAAAGAGAAAGAACGACAAAGACTTTTTGTTGGAGCGTATTGCATCATTGACAGGAGGTATAGGTGTAATATTTGTTGGAGGGAATACTGACTTGGAGCAGAAGGAGTTGTTTGATAGAGTAGATGATGCGGTGTGTGCAGTAAGGTCAGCATTAGAGGAGGGTATACTTCCGGGAGCAGGCAAGGCGTTAGCTGAGATTAGTGCAGAACTATTTCCTGACGTATCAGATAGTGGGGAACTTTATGCTGCAACTCAAATCATAAAGGATGCACTTGTCGTACCAATGATACAGATACTGTTAAATGCGGGCTTAAATGTCTCAGACATATACAGTGGTCAAATTGAGAATGGATATGGGTACAATGTAAAGACAGCAGAGAAGGGAGACTTAATAAAGATGGGCGTTATTGACCCATTAAAAGTTACAAGATGTGCATTACAAAATGCTGTCAGTGTAGCTGTAACAATTTTAAGCACTAATGCAATCATTACAATAGTACGTAGTTATGAGCAACAATAAAGAAAGTTTAGATGTCTCGTTTAATGACGAGCAGTTCTTGATAGACAAGATAGCTTTTGAGTTAATTAGGGATGGGTTTAATGCTGACAATACAGTTATCATAACAGTCTCTACAGACTATTCATCTGTAATAGGTCAGGCTCTAAGGCATTTACTTAGTTCAAATGGAGAGATTTGTGATGGGTTTGGAGTAGATGTACCTTATCCTGATGAGCATTGGGATGAGAAATATATAAGTGAACTGAATAGTGTTATGGCTATTTATGGGTATAAGTTATGGAACAAAAAGAAGGTGCTGTTAGTTGAGGCAGGGGTTATAAAAGGTGGCAACTATACTTTTTTAGATAAGTATTTAAGGGACAGAGATATTGTTGACATTTATACTGTAGCAATGTTTGAGAATACAGGGTCTCTTTATAACTCAGATTATGTAGGGGAGTATTATGACAATAACATTCAGGACCTTACTTTTTGGTGGGAAACCTATAATAATCATTGGAAATAAAAAATAAAGTCGTATATCTACATAAAAAGAAAACGGACAATTCTGTCTTCTATGTAGGTATGGGGGATTTAAAAAGAGCGTATTGTAAACATAGACCTAAGTGGTGGAGGGGTGTAGTGAAAAAATATGGGTGTGTAGTTGAAATATATAAAGATGGGTTGACCAAAGAGCAAGCATTTGAATTAGAGATAAAACTAATTGCTAAGTACGGAAGAATAGATTTAAAGAATGGTCAGCTTATTAATCAAACAAGAGGAGGAATCTCGACAGAGATGTTAAATAATGAGATTGTAAAGAAAAAAATTAAGGCTTTAAAATCTGTTATAAAAACAAAAGAGTGGAGAAATAAAATATCTTTAGCACTTAAAGGGAAGGTTAAATCAAAAGAGCATATAAAAAATATGCTTAGACCTATTTCTTGTTATGACTATTTTACTTCTAAATTTATTGCTAATTTTTCTTCAGGAAAGGAGTCGGCAAAAAAAATAGGATGTTTAGAATCGTCAATATCAAATCACTTAAAAGGAAGGTCTAAGAGTGTAAATAGTAAAATATTAAATAAAAAAGTAAAATTCAAATACAAATGGCATTAAAACCAATAGGAAAATACATTGCGATTAAAAACATTGATGAGGAGATAAAAACTCAATCAGGGTTAATACTGTCAGGAGAGGATACCAATCAGCTACGATATAAGAAAGGATTGGTTATTGCTTCAGGAACAGACGTTACTGCAATTCATAAGGATGATGTGGTTTACTATGACAAAGGTCATAGCTATACTATGCTTATCAAAGATGAGCAGGTTACTATTATTCGGGAGTCTGATGTCGTGATTGTCGAATAGTGGTATTCATTTCTATAATCATATTGCGATAAACCTTATCAGCATATGAGACATTTTTTTTGAACATAGGGTTATGTGATGAACTGACGGGGATTTCTTCCCCATTTAGTTTTTTATATATTTCAGTAACCATACGTGTTCCTTTATACGAGATGTCGTATAATGCTTTACGTGCTCCCATACGCTTACGGAACACTTGAATCCAACCATCACGAAGTAATCGGTCAAATCGGTGTTCGTCCCAAGAAAGGAGTTCGTCAAACTCAATAAACTTATCTTTGCTGAAGTATGATTCGGAGTAAAGAAATAAAAGCATATCGAGGTCAGCTTGATTGAGACCATATTTTATTTTATAGAAATATCTTATTACCCTCCAAAACTTGAGGTAATCATTTACTTTTAATTTCATTTGATTTAATTTATTATCTTTGTTACAAAGTTATTATTAATTTATATTAAAAAAGACAAAAATGCAAAAACAAACAGGACGTGATTATCCATTATCGCCAACGCCCGACCCACCAAGTGATTCTCTTATGAGCAGAAAAGATTACAGGAAGGAAATGAGAGATGCAAAAAGAAAACATAATATTGAAGCTGCCCAAGCAGGAACATTAGGGGATGAAAGACGTAAAAAAGTAAAAGATATTACTAATGTTGTAGGGGATTTAGTTGGAAGTGCTACAGGAGTAAAAGATTTATTAGGCGGTATAAAAGGTTTGATAGGCAGAAAAAAGAAGGATGATTATTAAATAATTTAATTATATAAAATGCCAAAAGAAAAAATAGAGGAAAACCCAAAAACACTTGCACAGGAAATATCTGATATAAATAATGCAAAGTTTACTTCAGATAGAAAAGCTGCTATAGCAAATAGGGAGAGTAAGTTAAAGCAACAAATTGCTGCTTCAAAAGCTAAAAGAGGTCCAAGTATGGCAAGTAGAATTTCAGGATTACAAGGATTACAAGGATTAGGAAAAAACAAGATTCAATAGGTTATTAATAAAAAAACTTTATAGTATGCCCGACTACGATAAAATAGCAGCAAAAAATAAGGATATTGATAATATAAAAAACAGTGTGTCTGTAAAATCATTAACTGAACAAAGAACGTATCAAAAAGGAGTTAATGATGTTAGACAAAAATTTAAAGATTACTCTGAAAACTTAAATAGTAATGGAGATAAAGCAAAAAATCTTTCTATTCAGAAACCAAATTCAAAAGTAAAAGATTACTTTTACTCTGAAAAAGAAGGGAATAAATTACTTCAAGTTCATAAGAAAAGTGAGAATCAAGATAGGTATAAAATTATTGAAGGGAATAAAGCTGAAAGAAAAATGAATAGAGTAATAAAAAGAAATTAACTAAACATCTTTAAAAAATTTTATTTATATTTTAGTATTATGAACAAAATAAAACAATTTTTTAAAGATATTTGGTTAGGTATTAAAATTGCCGAACAAAATAGAGATAAATCCCAATGGGGCAAATTTTAAAAAAATTTCAATAAACATTAAAAATAAAAAACAATGGCAAAAGCTAAATCAACCCCAAGTTTACCCGCTTCTTCAAGAATGAAGATGCCGGCTGCAGCTAACAAGCCTGCAATTAAAGGAGCATTAAAAGGTGCCGTTAAAGGTGCTGTTAAAGGTGCTGTTAAATCATTTATCAAAAAAAAATAAATTAAAATGGCAAAAATTACAGCTACTCCGAACTTACCTGCTTCTTCAAGAATGCAGATGCCTACTACGGGTGGCAATTTAAGTAAAGAAATCTCTAAGTATGGTGGTATGAAAAATGGTAAAGCTACTGCTTCAATTAAGCAAGGTGGCGTTGCATCTAAAATCACAAATACTGCAAAGGGTAAAACAGGTATGAAGGGTTCAAATCCTTATTGTTAATTAATAAAAAATAAAAAAATGGCTACTAAAAAAACAACAGAAGAGACTACTACTACATCAGGATTAGTTGAAGAAACAACTCCTGAGGTTAGTCCTGTAGGAGTAAATGTTACTCAAATATTGAACGAGCCTGCTCCTGAAAAAATTGACCCGGGTCACTCAAGTAGAGATTTTACTACACCTATTAATTAAGTGTAATGGCTGACAAGTCAAAAATGAAATGCAATCGTCCTGTCTCTTCTGATAAAGCAGGGAAGAAGATGATGGTAAAAGCCTGTTCCAATGGGGAGGAGAAACTCCTCCACTTTGGGGCAAAGGGTTACGGCAATAATTATTCTGCTGCGGCACGTAAATCTTTTCGTGCAAGGCACGGATGCGATAGTGCAACAGATAAATTAACTCCACGTCATTGGGCTTGTAGTTATTTATGGAAGGGACCGGGAGGTTCAACAACATCAAATCCTAAAAATCGTAAAGGTAAATACTAAAGTTATGGCAAAGTCAAATTCTTTAAAAGTAAAAACAACAACAAAGGACCCTGAAAATCCTGTTGCTATTAGTGATGAATTAAAAACCAATTGGAATAAGTATTTGGATTGGTTAGATAAAAAAGGTATGAAGGGGAAGCCTGAATTGGATAAAAAAGGGGTAGGCAATAAATTATTTAAACAGTATTTGGCTGAGACTGCTGATGCAAAATTATCTGAAAAAGATATTCCTGTTATAAGGCAAGCCTATAAGGAAATGAGAGACCAAGGAATAAAAGACCAAAAAGCAGGTAAGATAGCTTTTGGAACAGGAGTTACTGCTGAAAATTTTATGAGTCACATTGTGGCTAATGAAAAAACAAGTAATCCTAATTATGTTGGTCAACACTTAACGCAGACTCGTTTTCCGGGAATGAAGGCTCAGTTAAAGAATTTTCAAGGAGATGTAATTAAAGAGGTTTCTTCTGCTCAAAGACCATCAAGTGTAGAGGAAACTAATAAATTATCTTTTAAAAATATGAAACAATAATGAAACAAATGATTAAAAGAAAAGACGGTTCTGTATCTCCAAGAGGACTTTGGGATAACATTAGAGCAGCAAAAGGTTCAGGTAAAAAGCCTACACCACAAATGCTTAAGCAAGAAAAAAAAATAGTTAGTAAAGCAAAACAGTATGAATCTAAAAGTTCATTAGATGGGAAGATGAAATTCTTAAAAGGAAATGTTAGTAGCCCAATAAAGAAAAAAAGATAGATATAATAAATATTTTAAATATAAACTAAAAAAGTAAATTATGAACAGAGATTATCCATTAGCACCTACATTTTTTGAATACACAGAAAAAAAGGCAAATAAACTTAGAAGAAAAGAAAATAAGTTGGTTGATAAAGCAAAGCAGGCTGTAGATGAAGGTAGAGAAAAAAAGGCTGATAGACTTTTTGGAAGAGCCGCTAAAGTTGAAGACCGTGCAATTAGAATGTCAAAAAAATACTAATGAAAAGTATTGACTTTACGGGTAAAGGAGAGTTGATTAATAGACTTGCTTCTCAAGTAGGAGACAAGAAAAAGGCAATATCTATTTTACAAAAGCGAGGTCATCTGATGTCAGACGGGAAAACTTTTACACCTCAAGGGGTAAAAAGAAATTCTATGACTGCTAATGAAAGGGCTATAGACAGGACTTCTAAAAGATTGAAGATGTCTCCTGAAGATTTGGAGTTTGACAGAATGAATAATGTTGCAAAAAGAGTCTATAAAATTTGATATATTTGTAAAATAAAAAACAAAAAAAATGAAAAACATTAAACCTTGGTATTTATCAAAAACAATTTTAGGAATTATTATTGCAGGAGTAGGGTTAATTTCTAAAACATTTTTTAATACAGTTATCCCTGATGTTTCATCTGAGATAGTTGAAGTAGTTGGATTAGTGATTGCATTAATTGGTCGTGTAAAAGCGGAAAATTTTATAGGGTAATATGGCAATTATTCATCGTAGTAAATGGAAGAGTCAAGGTCTTGGAGATACAATTGAAAAGATTACGACAGCAACCGGAATAAAAAAAGTTGTAGAAGCAGTTAGCGATGCAACAGGGAAGGACTGTGGGTGTGAGGAAAGGAAACAACGCTTGAATAATCCTAATTTACTAATCAACAAAGTCTTTTATAATAACAATAAAAAATAAACAATGGCAACTCAAAAATTACAACCAACAAGAGCACTAAAGGTATTACCTTCTGATAATGCAAATATTCCTTTTATTAATGTTGCACGGGCAGGTACGAATACAGGTGTTCAGGCTAATAGATTAAAAGATAATAATGGAAATTTTATATTTTATAATGTTGCTCCGGGAGATATTGTTTATAATACCACTAATAACACTGCGGCAACAGTTATATCTGTTACAAATTCAACTACAATTTTATTAAATGCAGATATTTTTCTTACAACCCCTGTTAATTATATTATTTATCAGGAATCATCTCAAACAGGATTCAGTAATCAAGGGGCTGTTTTATATATTGGTGGAGCAGGGGATATAAAAGTTGCTACAAGTGGAAATGATATAGTTACATTTGTAGGTATTCAAGCAGGTACATTCTTCCCTGTAAATGTTATTAAAGTATTTACAACAGGAACTACTTGTACTAACATTATAGCACTTTGGTAATATGTATATAGCAATCTCAAATAGTATAGGTTCAAGCAGTAATAGCGGAGGCACACCTTTGCCTGCAACAGAGTATTATAGTGTAAATGATTGTATTGGAATTTATGGTGCGTTTGATTCTGCAAGTTATCCAATAGGAACATTAGTTGTAAAAGATATGGTTACTTTTGTAGCAGACGGGCAACCGGGGTATGGATATGTGGGTACAGTTACAGAAGGAGTTAATATTGGATTTGCGTTAACTGCAACAGGAGCAAATCAAGAAGGACTATGTAACCTATCTGATATTAATTTTGCACCTGTACTTATCCCATCAGGGAATCAAATTTTAATTCGTTTACAAGGAAATAATATTGGACCTAACAACCTTACATCTGAAGATGATTATCTCGCATTAACTTATAACTATGATTTTAGTATTTTTTATACGTATGGAGACGGAGAGGAAGGAGACTTATTTGTGAGTGGTAGTATTGTAATAAATAATTATGATATGGAGGGCGAATCAGGGTTTAATTTAGGGGATTTTGTTGTATATGATTTCGGAGAAGATATAGGTCTTCATACTGCAAATTTTTCAGGAGATGTAGTAACATCTACTACATTTGGACATACAACTCCTTATAGCGATAATGAAGGTTGTAGTTATAATTATTTCCTTAAAGATAGTGGTACAACTTTTCGTTGTTACGCACAAAATGATAATTGTGGTTAAATAAAATAAAAATGAGCACAACTAACGAAAATATCAGACTTGATTCAATGTCACAAGAATTAGAAACAATAAACAAAGAGGTGTCTGAAATGAAAACTATGCTTAAGGATATATACACCTTATTAGCCGGAAATCCTATTGACAAAAACTCAGGAGGATTATTGAGTGATTTTAAAAAAATGAAAGCTGAGTTGGATGAGATTAAAGACCAATTAAGAAAATACAAAGCCTATTTTTATGCTCTTGTCACATTAATTGGAATTGGAGCATTAAAAGTAATTATTGACTTTTTAACTTCAAATTAATGGCAAAAGTATCAACAGACTCTACTTTCAAAAATAAAGCAAAGAAAAAAGGCGTAGCGGCTAAAAATAAAACGAGCACGTTAAAATCAAGTAAGTTATATAAAAAAACATATAAAGGACAAGGAAGATAATGGTAACATCAGCACAAGCATTAAAAAAATACGGAGACCCTACTTTAGAACGCAGTATGGTTGTATGGGATGTTCCTACTAATTTAGAAGTAGGCGTTATTCCTAAAAAACTTTATTGCAATAAAGATATGGTTGCTCCATTATCTCAAGCATTTAAAAATCTTATAGATACAGGATTTGTAAAAGAGTTAAAAACTTTTGATGGATGTTTTAATATTCGTAAAAAGCGTGGGCTTAATTCTATGAGTTTACATTCTTGGGGTATAGCTATTGATGTAAATGCTGCTTGGAATGGATTGAATATGACTCCACAACTATCTGCAGGATTTGTAAAATGTTTTATAGATGCAGGATTTGATTGGGGTGGAACTTGGAAAAGAAAAGATGGGATGCACTTCCAATTAAAATCAATATAATATGCCGGACAAAAAAAAGAAATTTAGAGACACAAAAGTAGGCAAGTTCCTAACTCAGAAAGCCCCTAAGATATTAGATAGTGTTGGAGATGTACTTCCTTCTAATGGGGTATTTGGATTTGTAAAAAACATCATCAGTTCATCTGATGAATTGTCTGCTGAAGATAAAGCAACTGCCTTAGAAGAATTAGAGGAATCAATTCGGATATTTGAGTTAGAAGTGAAGGATAGAGAATCTGCAAGATTAAGAGAAGTTGAGATAACAAAAACAGGGAAGTTTGACTTCCTTTTTTACTTAACGGGACTTGTGGGGCTTGGCATATTTTGTTTTATAGTTTATGCCATTGTATTCCTTCAAATACCTGACCCAAATAAAGAAATATGGATACATCTTATTGGAATTTCAGAAGGCGTTGTGCTATCTATTTTTGGTTACTACTTCGGAAGTGCTATTAAAAAGAATGTACATCCATAAAAATGCTATATTTGTAAAAAAATAAAATCAAATAAAAATGGAAAAAACACTATTATCACAAGAAGAACTTGGTAAAATCCAAGAAATGAACAATGAATTTACAAAAGCTAAATTGGCTATTGGAGATTTAGAAATGCAAAAGCATAATATTTTAAAAGCAATCGAGGTATTGAGAGCAGATTTTTCTAAACACGAGATAGATTTGATTGCAAAATATGGTCAAGATTCTGTTATTAATGTTCAAACAGGAGAAGTAACAAAAAAAGAAGATTAACTTTAAACTAAAAAAAATGGCAAAGATTAGTACATATACAGTTTTATCAACACCTACATTAAATGATAAGTTAATTGGTACTGATGTAACTCCAAGTAATGAAACTAAAAATTTTTCAATATCAAGTTTATTAAGTTTATTACCAAGTGCTATATTAACTTTACCTACTTACGCATCTAATGCTGCTGCTTTAGCAGGTGGTCTTATTCAAGGACAACTTTATAAAAGTTCTGTTGGGGTAGTATCTATTGTGTTATAAATCAAGTTTAAAATAATGAATACCAATGGCAAAGATAGAAACTTATATTTTAGCGACTCAGCCGCTTTCGTTTAGCGATATGTTAATCGGGACCGAAGTTGGAGGTTCTATCCCAAATGCCACAAAAAACTTTTCATTAGCAGAACTTTATAACTTATTCGCTTCCTTACCTGCTGTTGGTAATCTACAACAAACTTTAAATGCAGGGAATACTGCAACTCAAAACATATTTCTTACAGGGGATATTACCTCAACTAATATTAAGCCAACTTATATTATTGATGGGCTTAATACTACAGGGGCTGTAGGAGAGGTATTAATACGTTCGTTTTCAGGAATATCTTGGGGACCAAGTGTTCCTGCAACTATTCAACAAGTTCTTAATGCAGGAAATACTGCAACTCAAAATATTATATTAACAGGCAATATTACCTCAACACAAGTTATTCCCGGTAATATAAAAGATGGATTAGGTAATTTAGGAACTACAGGTCAAATACTTTCTAAAACGTCAACAGGGATTCAATGGATAAATAATGTTGCCGGAGTACAAGACCTTCAATCAGTTCTTAATATAGGTAATACAGCAACTTCTAATATTGGATTGACAGGCAATATAACTGTAAGTAGTAAAATAATAATTGGCAGTCCTACAAGTATTGTTAATGCTTTAAACATTGGTTTAGATGTCTATGCAGATGGCAATATAAAAACAGGTCTTAGTAGAGGTTTTTTTAGTGGTGGTCCTACTGTTATAGACGCAGGCAATAGAATTAAACTCGTTGCAGCGTTAGGTTCAGCATATTTTGATTTTTATAATACATTATTTTTTCGTTCAGGAGCAAGTTCGTCATCTACAGTTATGACACTATTTAGCAATGGGAATTTAGCATTAAATACTACAATCGATACAGGCTTTAAATTAAATGTTAATGGTAGTATATTTGGTACATCATTAACAATAAATAGTACAACACAAGGACTTCTACCACCACGAATGACAACAGTACAAAAAAATGCTATTGTAACACCTGCTGCGGGGTTAATGGTGTACGATACAACTTTAAATAAACTATGCGTATTTACAACGGTATGGGAAACAATTACATCAATATAAAAAAATTAAAATGAAAACAATAACACCTGTATCAATTTGGTCAAACGGAAAAACTACTGAAGCCAAAATATTAAACGCCTATGCTGTTAATGTAACATTAAATGTATCTGCAACATTTTATTGGGCTTTATTTGCAGAAACTGAAACAGAAAATTGTGGCGAACTATTACAGCAAGGTAATTTATTTATGAGTGGCGAGGCGTATCAATCTTGGAACACAGATAATGTAGCTTGGGATTGGGTTGCATCGGAATTAAATTTAACAATTACAGGAGAATATGTGCCGCCTACACCTATTGAGCCAATAATGTAAACAAAATTAAAAAGCAAAATGGATGTTAGAAAAATATCAATAGGACCCGATTATAAGAACGGTGCAATGCACTACCTTGTAGGACAAAAAATCCTTGGGGATAGTAACGAAATACACTTAATAAAACACGATGAGTCGACAAATTGTATACTTATATATATAATTAATGATAAAAAAGAAGTAGTTTTGTGGAAACGGTTTAGTCCAACTATTCCAATTTCAATCGAATTTAATATAAATTTTTAATGAAGTCTCCGTTCTATTTTATAGTTAAGCCATTAAATGGCAAAAGGTACGATAATACAAGAGATATTTCAGGAGTTGAAGTTATTGTAAGCACATCTGAAGAAGACCATAAGTTTGCTAATAGATATGCTGAAGTTTTAGAATTGCCGGCAAGATATGATGGTCCTATAGAGAAAGGAGACATCTTGCTTGTGCATCATAATGCATTTAAGTTTTATAATGATATGAAGGGCAATCAAAAAAGTGGTAGGTCGTTTTTTAGAGACGATGTATTTCTTATTGATGCTGAGCAGTTTTTCCTTTATAAGAAAGGTTGCACGTGGAACGCATATGATAAATACTGTTTTGTAAAACCGATGCCGGTAGTTGAGTCTTATATAAAAAAACCTTTTTCTGAAGAACCATTGATGGGAGTGATGAAATACCCAAATGACTATCTTATTAGTCGTGGTATAAAGGAAGGAGACCACGTATGTTTTTCTCCTGACAGTGAATATGAGTTTGATGTTGATGGAGAGAAATTATACAGAATGTATGACCATCAAATTACTATTAAGCTATGACCAATGATACAAAAGCAATAAAATTAAGAATAATTCAGGCAGGTCATAGGGCTGTAGAAGAACTTATTAAAGTTGCTGAAGAGTTTATTTTGAAACCTGATATAGAAGGAGATGATTTGTCTGCTGATAAATTAAAAAATGCAGCAGCAACAAAAAAATTGGCAATATTTGATGCTTTTGAAATATTAAGTAGAATAGAAGCTGAAAAAGAAAATATTGAAGCAATAGACAAAGGAGTAAGTGTAACCGATTCAAAACAAGGATTTGCAGAAAGACGTTCAAAATAATGACTTATATAGGGTGCTATATGACTACGTGCCGGCTAATGTTCTTGCAAATAAAAACAAGGCTAATACGTGGGACTATGGGTATGATGACAAGTATAATATGGTTGTTATCTCTAAAACAGGACAGATTGGAGAAATTATAAGTATTTCAGGATTAGCTATAGCCCTTCCTCTTGCTCCTAAAGACTGTCTTCAAAGACACGCTAAAGCGTCTGAACAATATTGGGAAAGAGAAAGTTGTCCAAGGGAGTTGTCTAAAATCCAATCTATATTTCATTGGAACGAAATGCCATCTCAATTTAAAAATCAATGGGTTGACTATATTGAAAAGCAATTTGATTATAGAGAGCAAGGCTTTTGGTTTATGAACAATGGGACCACAACTTATATAACAGGGTCTCATTGGATGTACCTTCAGTGGTCAAGTATTGATATAGGGTATCCTGACTTTAGAGAAGCCAATAGAATCTATTGGATATTTTGGGAAGCGTGCAGGGCAGACTATAGGTCATTTGGAATGGTCTATTTAAAGATAAGACGTTCAGGGTTTTCTTTTATGTCATCATCTGAATGTATTAATGTAGGTACGCTTGCAAGAGATGCGAGGGTAGGAATACTTTCAAAGACAGGTGCTGATGCTAAAAAAATGTTTACAGACAAGGTTGTCCCTATAAATAGTAGGCTCCCTTTCTTCTTTAAACCGGTAATGGATGGTATGGATAAGCCAAAGACTGAATTAGCTTTCCGTTTGCCGGCATCTAAGATTACAAAGAAGAATATGTATGATACAACCAATAATGAAATAGATGGGTTGGATACAACCATAGATTGGAAGAATACAGAAGATAACTCTTATGATGGAGAAAAACTATTGTTTTTGGCTCACGATGAAAGTGGTAAATGGACTAAGCCTGTAAATATTAAGGAGAATTGGAGGGTTACTAAGACTTGTCTTCGATTAGGGTCTAAAATCATCGGAAAGTGTATGATGGGCTCTACCTCAAATGCATTATCTAAAGGAGGTCAGAATTTCAAAGATATATATGAAGACTCACGTGTTACAACTCGTAATGCAAATGGGCAAACAAAAAGCGGGCTATATGGTTTATTTATTCCTATGGAATGGAATATGGAAGGATTTATTGACCGTTTTGGGATGCCTGTATTTAGGAAGCCAAAAAATAAAGTATTAGGAGTTGATTCAGGATGGATAAGTAATGGTGCTATAGATTATTGGGAAGCTGAAGTAGATTCATTAAAAAGCGATTCAGATGCATTGAATGAATTTTACCGTCAGTTCCCAAGAACAGAGTCTCACGCCTTTCGTGATGAGAGCAAGCAGGCTTTGTTTAATCTTACTAAAATATACCATCAGATAGATTACAATGACTCAATGATTAAAGAACATTATATCACTCGTGGGTCTTTTAGTTGGAAGGATGGGATAAAAGATACCGAAGTAATATGGTACCCTGATAAAAACGGAAGGTTCTTTTGTAGTTGGTTTCCTCCTAAGCATCTTCAGAATAATATTCATACAAGATTAGGTATTAAATACGCAGGTAATGAGCATATGGGGTCATTTGGATGTGACTCTTATGATATATCTGCTGTAGTTGACGGTAGGGGGTCAAATGGCTCGTTACACGGACTAACTAAATTCCATATGGATGAAGGTCCTGTTAATGAATTTTTTTTAGAATATACGGCTCGTCCACAAACTGCTGAGATATTTTTTGAGGAAGTTCTTATGGCGTGTGTATTTTTTGGAATGCCTATACTAATAGAGAATAACAAACCAAGGCTATTATACCATTTTAAAAATAGAGGGTACAGAGGGTTCTGTTTAAATAGACCTGATAAGCAATATGCAAAGTTGTCAAAAACAGAAAGAGAACTTGGAGGCATACCAAATACTTCAGAAGATGTTAAACAGGCTCACGCAGCAGCTATTGAATCTTATATTGAAAAGTATATAGGATTAGATTTAGAAGCTAAATATAGAGACCCTGAAGAAATGGGAACAATGCCTTTTATACGAACATTAGAAGATTGGGCAAAGTTTGACATTAACGACAGAACAAAATATGATGCATCTATTAGTTCGGGGTTAGCTATTATGGCTAATCAAAAACATTTATATATGCCTGAAAAAAAAGAATCAAAAATTAGTATTAACTTCGCAAGATATAAACAGGATGGTAACTTAAGCCAATTAATCCGATGAAAAACATATTAATAGACATAACATCTTCGGTTTTCCCAACTCAAATGGCATCTGATGCTGAAAAGAAAAGCGATGCATATGGATTACAAGTTGGTCAAGCAATACAGTATGAGTGGTTTAAAAAAGATGGTAATACTTGTAGATTTTATGGTCAATGGAGAGAGTTCCATAGACTAAGATTATATGCGAGAGGCGAGCAGTCTATTGCAAAATATAAAAATGAATTAGCTATTGATGGAGATATTTCTTATCTAAATCTTGATTGGACTCCTGTACCTATTCTACCAAAGTTTGTAGATATAGTAGTAAATGGGATGTCTGAAAGACTATTCAAAGTAAAGGCATATGCACAAGATGCTATGTCTCAAGAACATCGTAATCAATATCAAGAGCAGTTAGAAGGTCAGGTCGCAGCAAAGGAAGTGTTGGATATTATTCAACAATCAACAGGAGCAAATCCATTTATGATGGACCCTGAAAAACTTCCTACAAATGATGATGAAATGAAACTTCATATGCAGCTTAATTATAAGCCTGCAATTGAAATAGCAGAAGAGGAAGCTATTAATACCATATTTGATAATAACAAATATGATGACATTAGAAAAAGACTTGATTATGATGCGACTGTAGTTGGTCTTGCTGTTGCAAAGCACGAATTTCTTCCCGGAGCAGGTATTAAGATTTCATATGTAGACCCTGCTAATGTAGTGTATAGTTATACTGAAGACCCTAAATTTAAAGATTGTTTTTATTGGGGAGAGATTAAGACAGTACCTTTAACTGAGTTGTATAAAATAGACCAATCTTTAACAAAAGAAGATTTGGGTCAAATATCTCAATTTAGCAATGCTTGGTACGATTATTTTAATGTAGCACAGTTCTATCAGAATGATATGTTCTTCCGTGATACTTGTACTTTACTGTATTTCAATTACAAAACTTCCAAGAATATTGTATATAAAAAGAAAACCCTTGACGGTGGCGGTATAAGAATTATCCAAAAGGACGATTCATTTAATCCTCCTAAAGAAATGATGGAGGAAGGGAGTTTTGAAAAAATAGAAAAGACCATTGACGTATGGTACGAAGGTATTATGGTTATGGGTACTAATATTTTACTTAAGTGGGAATTGGCTGAAAATATGGTTAGACCTAAGTCAGCTTCTCAGCACGCCATACCTAATTATGTAGCTTGTGCTCCTCGTATGTACAAGGGGGTTATTGAATCGTTAGTTCGTAGAATGATTCCTTTTGCAGACTTAATTCAAATTACTCACTTAAAAATGCAACAAGTAATTAATAGAGTTGTACCTGATGGTGTATTTATTGATGCTGATGGATTAAGTGAAATTGACTTAGGAACAGGAAATGCTTACAACCCTGAAGATGCTTTAAGACTTTACTTCCAAACAGGTTCTGTTATTGGAAGAAGTTTTACAGGAGATGGAGATTTTAATAATGCAAAAATACCTATTACTCAACTTACATCTAATTCGGGAGTAAGTAAAACTCAGATGCTTCTTGCTAATTACAATCACTACTTGGATATGATAAGGTCTGTTACCGGTCTAAACGAGGCAAGAGATGGCTCAACACCTGACCCTAATTCTTTAGTTGGATTACAGAAATTAGCTGCTTTAAATTCAAATACAGCTACTCGTCATATTCTTGAGTCAGGATTGTACATATATAAAACAATAGCAGAAGGTCTTACGTATAGAATTTCAGATATTTTAGAATATGCTGAGTTTAAAGATGAATTTATAAATCAAATTGGAAAATACAATGTCAATTTACTTTCTGAGATAAGCGACTTGTATATCTATGATTTTGGTATTTTCATTGAAGTAGCACCGGATGAAGAACAGAAAAGTCAACTTGAACAAAACATTCAAATGGCTTTATCTAAGGGAGATATTAATCTTGAAGATGCTATTGATATTAGGGAACTTAGAAATCTTAAACTTGCCAATCAATTGCTTAAACTTAAACGAGTTAAAAAGCAAGAAAGAGAAGAGAAGATGGGTATGCAGAAGCAAGCTATGATTGCACAGCAAAACCAACAATCACAACAAATGGCAGCACAGGTTGCTATGCAAAAAATTCAAGGAGAATTGCAGGGTAAAATGCAACTTAAACAAGCAGAGTCTCAATTTGATTTACAGGTAATGGAGAAAGAGGCAGAATTAAAATTAATGCTAATGGATAAAGAGTTCCAATTTAATATGCAATTAGCACAAATAAATGCAGGGTCTCTTACAGAACGTGATAAAATGAAGGAAGATTCAAAATCAAAAAGAATTAGCCAACAAAATACCGAACATTCTAAGATAGTTAATCAAAAGAAAAACAACTTACCTCCATTGGATTTTGAATCTAATGAAGATAGCTTAGACGGGTTCGATTTAGCAGAGTTTGAGCCTCGTTAAATTATATCAGAATTTTTGTTTAAATTTGTAACAAATTAAATTAAATAAAATAAAATGGAAAACATAAAAGTTAGACTCTTAGACGGAGCAGATGAAAAAGGAGTGGCACAAGTAGAACAAGAATTACTTGATAAGCACGATAAAGAATTAAATAATGAAGTTACTCCGGTAGAAAACAAAAGTGTTCCGGTAGAAAACGAAGAGAACGATTATTTAGATGAACAAAAAGTTCTTTCATATATTGAAAAGCGATATAATAAACAGATTAACTCTTTTGATGAGTTGGTGTCTGAGAGAAAAGAAGCTGAGGAACTTCCTGAAGATGTTTCTGCTTTTTTAAAGTATAAAAAAGAAACAGGTAGAGGGATTAATGACTTCCTTAAGTTAAGTAAGGATTTCGATTCAATGGAGCCTGAGCAACTTGTAAAAGATTATTTATCATCAACTCAAGAAGGACTTGATGCTGATGACATTGATTCTTTAATGGATGATTATCGTTACGATGAAGACATTGACGATGAGTCAAAGATTAAGAAGACAAAAATCGAAAGAAAAAAGATTATTAACGAAGCAAAGAAATTCTTCAATAATCAGAAAGAGAAGTATAAAATGCCCCTTGAGTCAAGTCCGGCATCACTTTCTCAAGAAGAAAAAGAAGAATATGATTTGTATCGTGAATATACAAAGCAATCTAAGACTGTAGAAGAAGAGAATAGTCGCAAGCGTCAGTGGTTCACTCAAAAAACTGATGAAGTTTTTGATAACGAGTTCAAAGGTTTTGAATTTGATGTCAACAATAAAAAAATTGCATATACTCCGGGCGATGCGAAAGAGTTAAAAAAACTACAATCTAATCCTGAAAACTTTATTAAGAAGTTTTTAGATGAAAGTGGTTTGATTAAAGATGCGGCAGGCTATCACAGGTCATTAGCAATTGCGATGAATCCCGAAAAGTTCGCAAAGTTCTTTTATGAACAAGGACAGGCGGATGCAACAGAAGGTACTTTAAAGGGCATAAAGAATATCAATATGTCTGAACGTAGAGCACCTGAAGTTTCAAAAACCAATGATGGGATGCAGGTAAAGGCTATGAACCCTGACTCAGGAAGGAGTCTTAAAATTCGTAGCATAAAACGTATTTAAAACAATTTAAAACTAAAAAAAAATGGCAGGTTCATTATTAGCAACGCCCACCTTCGCTCTGCAACCGTCAGCAGAACAGGTAGCGTTACAAACAAACTACATTACTAACTTCAACTTCTTGAATCAGTATCTTCCTGATACTTATGAGAAAGAATTTGAGCGTTATGGTAATCGTACAATTGCATCTTTCTTACGTATGGTAGGAGCAGAGATGCCTTCTAACTCTGACCAAATTAAATGGGCAGAGCAAGGTCGTTTACACATCAAGTACACTCAGGTTACTTCAGCAGCAGCAGCAACAGCAGCAACTGCAACTTTTACAGTAGCTGATGCAGGTGTTACTTACATTGCAATCCGTGTAGGACAAACTGTAATGATTCAGACAAACGCTTCAGGTGTTTTCAACAAAGGAATCGTTACTGCTGTTCCTTCTGCAACTACTTTCACTGTAGCTTTCTATGAAAGTACAGGTCAAGCATTTGCTGCGGCTGTTCAGTGTACAGTATTTATCTATGGGTCTGAGTTTAAGAAAGGTACAGGCGGAATGGTTGGTTCTTTAGAATCTGAAGATGACATATACACTAATAACCCTATTATCATAAAAGATAAATATGCGGTTAATGGTTCAGATATGGCTCAAATCGGATGGGTTGAAGTAACTACTGAGAATGGTGCTACAGGATACCTTTGGTATTTGAAATCAGAGCACGAGACTCGTCTTCGTTTTGAAGATTATCTTGAGACTGCAATGATTGAAGCTGTTCCTGCTGTAGCAGGTTCAGGTGCTAATGCAGCAGGATTCATCGGTTCACAAGGTATCTTCTATGTTGTAAACGATAGAGGTAATGTATGGGGTGCAGGTACACCAACATCACTTACTGATTGGGATACAATCGTTTCTCGTTTGGACAAACAAGGTGCTATCGAAGAAAACGTAGTGTTTGTTAACCGTGGATTGTCTTTTGACATCGACAATATGTTAGCAACATTAAACGGTTACACTTCAGGTGGTATTGCTCAGTCAGCTTCATTTGGTTTATTTGACAATGACGTAAATATGGCGTTAAATTTAGGTTTCACAGGATTCCGTAGAGGTTATGATTTCTACAAATCTGATTGGAAATACTTAAATGACCCAACTATGCGTGGTGGTCTTAGCCAAACACTTGCTACTGCAACAGGTACAATCACAGGTCTTATGGTTCCTGCAGGTTCTACTTCAGTGTATGACCAAATTATGGGAAAGAACGCTAAGCGTCCATTCTTACACGTTCGTTATCGTGCTTCTGAAGCAGAAGACAGACGTTACAAGACTTGGATTACAGGTTCTGCCGGTGGGGCACAAACAAGCGACTTAGATGCAATGGAGGTTAACTTCCTTTCTGAGCGTTGTGTATGTACTTTAGGTGCAAACAACTTCGTATTATTCCGTTTTGGTTAATAGGTGGTAAATATAGGGGAGGGTGTCTTCAAAGACACTCTCCTTTTTTTAAATTAAATTAAATCTTAAATAAAATGGCAAAAAATAATAACACTCCTGTAGACAAGGTTTACCGATTAATGATTGGGACCCCATTATCATACACTTTAGCTTCAAGAAACCATCCTCGGTTTCCGCTTATGTGGTACGATGAAAAAAACAATGTAAATCGTGCTCTTAGATATGCAAAAAATCAGAAGTCTCCTTTTGAAGACGACCAAGATGGTAATGCAATTGTTGAGCCTGTAATTTTTGAAGATGGACTTCTTAGAGTCCCAAGACAGAACCCTGTTCTCCAATCCTTCTTACACTATCATCCTTTGAATGGAACTATTTTCACAGAGGTAGATAAAGAAAAAGATGCGGCTGCTGAAGTAGAGGATTTAAACATAGAAGTAGAAGCATTAGTAGAGGCTCGTCAGCTTAGTATTGAGCAAATTGAGATGCTAACTCGTGTTATGTTTGGGAAAGACCCATCAACAATTTCAACTTCGGAATTAAAAAGAGATATTTTGGTATTTGCTAAAACAGAGCCAAAAGAGTTTCTTAACATATTAAATGACCCTGAACTTAAATTTCAAGCTAAAATTAGTTTATTTTTTGAAAGTAAACTATTAGCTTTACGAAACAATGACAAAGAGGTTTGGTATAACACTGCAACAAACAAGAAAAAAATGTTATCTGTTCCGTTTGGAGAAAACCCTAATGATACAGTAGCATTCTTTCTGAAAAGTGACGAAGGTCTTGATGCATTGCAAATGTTAGAAACAACATTAAAATAGTCGATTCTCTGATTGTGTTCTGATTAATGATGAAATGAGGGTACAAAATTGTGCCCTCTTTTTTTTGTATATTTGTAAAAAAATATTGGATAAATGATAAATGAGGTAAGAAATACAGTTTTGTCCATTCTTAATAAAAATAATTATGGATATATTTCTCCATCTGATTTCAATTTGTATGCAAAAAACGCACAAATGGAGATGTACGAGGAATATTATAGTAATTTTAATAAAACAATGAATGCAGAAAATGGACGTGCATCAGGTTCTGATTATGCTGACATTAGCAAGCCATTGTCGGAGGTATTAGAGAGTTTTTTACTTAATGATTTCCTTGTACCAAAACTAACGGCTTCCGGAAATGTTTTAAATAATTATTTTGTTCCTTCAGTAACCACTGTAGGTAATACAGCATATATGATTAACAAAATAATTGTATATACTACAAAATTAATTAACGGAACAAATACTTCTCAAGGTAACTTTATGTTATTTGATTCTTCAGCAGATTTCCCTGCATCCGGTGTTCAAGTAGGAGATATAGTTGTAAATGCAACTACATTTCAAAGTACAACTGTTGAAAGTATGACTGCTAATATTTATGAGTTGTTTTTAAATGACAATATATTTCAAAACCCTTTATTTGGAGAAGAATATATAATATATTCAGCAGCAGATTATTCAGAAGCCGAAAAGGTTTCAAATAGTAAAATACTTTTACTTGAAAATTCTCTTCTTACAACACCATCTTTAATATATCCTGCTTATACAAACATAGCAGAGTATATGTCATTATATCCTACTACTATATTAGGATATGGGGCAGTTAGATGTGATTACTTTAGGTATCCTAAGACTCCAAAATGGACTTATATTTCATTGGCAGCAGGAGAGCCTGTATTTGACCAATCTCAAGTAGATTATCAAGACTTTGAATTACCGAATGAAGATGCTTATAAATTAGTTATGAAGATTTGTCAATATTGTGGTATTTCAATTCGTGAGATAGAAGTTACTCAATACGCAATGGGTCAAGAACAACGCGAGCAACCGTCATTCAGTATGCAACAATAAAATTAAAAGAATATGGCTTATATTTCACAATATCAGTATTACGAAAATAATGGAGTTAATCCAACAGATACGAATTGGGGGTCTTATCAATATGTTAGCTTACAAGATGTTGTAAACAACTTTTTATTGATGTATTCAGGCAACCATTCATTGGTAAATAATGAGGAGCGATACAAGATATTATTCCACGCAAAACGTGCTATTCAAGAGTTAAATTATGATGCTTTCAAAGAAATAAAAGTATTGCAGTTAACTGTTCCTGAGTCTTTAATTTACATTCTACCATCTGACTACGTTAATTGGGTTAGAATCTCGTTGTATAAAGACGGATGGTTAAGACCATTAACGGAAAATATTCAAACAATTTCTTCTAATGCTTATCTTCAAGATAATACCGGAATGATACTATTCGACCAAAATGGTGGGATACTTCAGCCTCAAAACTCTGAGATTGACTTAGATAGATTAATGGGATTAAAGAAAAGTATTTACTTAAATCAAGGAAATCAATTTGATGGGCAATATGGGTGGAACATTGATGGGATGTGGTATTTTCAAAATGAAATTGGTGCAGCTTTTGGGTTAAATACAGAAACTGCTAACTTTAATCCTACTTTTAATATAGACAAGAAAAGAGGAGTTATAAATTTTGATTCTTCAATGTCAAATGAGTCTTGCATTCTTGAGTATGTATCTGATGGTATGGAGAATGGAGATACATCAAGAGTTACTGTTAACAAACTATTTGAACAATATATATATGCAGCTATTAAATTTGAAATATTAAATTCTAAATTTGGAGTTCAAGAATATATAATTAATAGGGCACGTAAAGAAAGACAAGCGTTACTTCGTAATGCTAAAATCAGAATCAGTAACATACATCCCGGAAGACTTTTAATGAATCTTAGAGGGATGGACAAGATAATTAAATAATATGACAAAAGTCACAAGAAATTTCATAGCCGGAAGGATGAATAAGGTATTTGACCAACGGGTTTTACCTGATGGGGAATATATTGATGCTATGAACGTCAGAATGGGTTCTACAGAAAAGTCTGAAATTGGTGTGATAGAAAATACCAAGGGGAATCTTCCTCTTACGTCTCTTTTTGGTCCAAATGGTGTGCAGCTTAGCGTAAACGCAAGATGTATTGGGGCTATTGAAGACAGTGCTAATGAGACGGTGTATTGGTTTGTACACGATAGTACCTTTTCTGTTGGGGCTACAGGTATTTGTGATTTAATTGTTTCATTTAACGTATTAACAAACATACTAACTTATCACGTTATTAGTGTTAATGATGGGAGTGGTATTCAGTCTACTTTAAATTTCAATGAGAAGTATTTGATTACAGGAGTTAATATTATTGAAGACTTGTTATTTTTTACTGATGATTACAATCCTCCACGTTTCATAAATACAAACAGGAATTACCCTAATCCAATTGCATTAATAGATAGTATTGACGCAGAACAATTATTGGTAATTAAAAAGCCACCAATTGAATCTCCTACAGTAGTTCCTATTGTATCTAATGGTCAAGAGAATTATATGGATACAAGATTTATATCTTTTGCTTATAGATATAAATATATTGATGGAGAATATTCTGCTACGTCTCAGTGGTCTCAAGTTTCATTTGTGCCAAATCCTTTTGAATTTAGCGTAAATAGTATGCTTAATGAGGGAATGGTAAACCTTTGTAACACAGCTAATGTTACATATAATTCAGGAGGCAACCTTGTAATTGGTATTGACTTATTATTTAAGCAGTCTGCAAATAATATTATTAAAGTAATTGAGAAGTTAAACAAGCAGAACTTAGGTCTTGCTGATAATACAGATTACACCTATATTTTTAGTAACAGTAAAATATTTACAATCTTGAACTCATCAGAGTTGCTTAGATTGTATGATAATGTTCCAAGATTTGCACAGGCTCAAACAATTATGGGTAATAGGCTTATGTATGGAAATTATGTTGAAGGATATAATTTAATTGATAAGTTT